ATAGAGAAACATACACTCTTACTTGCTGCTTAATCACAACTTTAAAAAACCAGCTGATAACCAAGTGGCAATCAGCTGGAAAAGTATTATTTTATTTCATTGTCCTCTTGACGGAGAGCGGTTCATTTATGCGGGGTTTTCTTTTGCAATATAATCCTATTCACAAATTAAGGTATCTGTAGTATTATGAAGACATAGAACAAATGTTTGCGAGGATGAATGGCTATGGATAAATATATATGTACCCTGGAAGTAAAGAGCTGTGAATACAAAGGGAATGACAAAACATGTCTGCTTGATAAACCGGGATGCAGCTTCCGTATGCAAGAGATGATAGAGATCAGCGAAAACAATAATCAACCTATTCAGAAGTCAAAGAAATGGTTTGAGGCATACATAAAATAGTTATACACACCGGTCCCGCCGGGGTTTTCTTTTTGACAATATATGCTAATAGGATTATAATAAATGGTAATCATTACTAGGTGCTACAAAGAGGAGGCAACAAATGAAAAAACTTATATCAGTATTAATAATTACATTAATCTACATAACATTTATTACCCCGGGAATTACTTATGCCGCAACAATTAAGATAAATAAGAAATCTGCTATTGTAATTGAAGGCGATTACCTTTACTTAGAAATAACCGGAACAAAGAAAAAGGTTACATGGTCAAGTAATGATGAATATGTTGCAACCGTTTCAAAGAAGGGAAAAGTAACGACGGTTAGTGTCGGTAAGGCATCCATAACTGCTACTATCGGAAAGAAAAAGTATACATGTAAAGTAATAGTAATGCCAAATCTTGATCCGGATTACATGACTGACCGAGACATCGAAATAGCATTGGCAGAAAGGGACTACCTCGATAGGCTCGCTTCCGATACCCCAATAGTTACTGCAATACCTACTCCTACTCCGTACGAATCTATAAATGATACATTGGACAGAATCAAAAAAATGAATAAATACGGCTTTGCTACAAGCGAAGAAATGGAAACCGAGATAGGAAAAGCATATATGGACTTCTGTAATGAATGGGTAAGTGAACACGAATTGAAAAACACTTATGATACTTCTGTTGTAAAGTCTATTTCAGATGACAAGCTATATCTTATAACCAATGTTGACAGCAGATATATTATTACCGGTGCTCTACTAAAACCAGAAAGCGGTACTATATATACCAACGGCGAGGTGCAATATCAATATCTGGAAAAGTTTGAGTATGACAACCAGAGCTATGATCAGAAGCAATATTTCTTTAGCCGCGCAGATTTGATAAAAGTCGGCGTCATAAAATAGTCGCACAATATCACTTATATATACCCCGGCTGTTGACTGGTGAAAAGAGACCTTACATCATACACAGAAAATAGGATAAATATTGACATTATCCTCCATGTGCATCATACTTTTAATCATGATATAATAACACACGAAGGAGATGAGAAATTGAGAAACAAAAAGATACTAGGTGCATTAGTAATATTCGTTTTGGTATTCACATTAATGGCATGTACACAGGGCACAACGTCCTCTGAACCAAATAGCAATACTTTAACAGAAACACCAATAATCACTGAATCACCGACCGAAGTCATAACGGAAGCACTAAAGGATGTAACTCCAACAACTGCTCCTTCTAAAGAACCCACGAAGGAACCAGTCAAAAAGCCAGTTAAAAGCGACAGTAGCTCCAAGACAACATATGAATATGCCGGTAATACATATAAAATTATCGAGGTTGACGGCGGGGATTTATCAGGCGACAGGCAATCTAATGTTGCCGTAGATATTGGATTTGGAGATCGTGAATATTGGGCATTGACCAACAAACACGGTCAGCTTGTTTATGTAATTACTGATGAAATTATTCTTCAAGATGACAGCACAGAGCCAGTCAATTCCGATGGAAGATACTACAATGATGAAGCAAAGGTTCCAGGTGTTGAAAATGATAATTTAGATGAAGGCCATGTGATTGCTGATTCCCTTGGTGGTGTATCCAATGCATATAATATAACACCTCAAGATAGTACGCTTAACCGTCACGGCGATCAGGCTTATATGGAAAAGGTAATTCGTGATGCTGGAGGGTGTGAGGATTTTCTAGCAACCATAACATATCCAGATACTAAAACTCAGACACCCTCACATTATCATTATGAATATGTGTTAAATGGTGAAAGTATAGTAGATGATTTTGACAATGTAAATCCTGATGAAGTCAATGCTTCTTTGATACAGGCTCCGACAAAGACACCCAGTAAAGATAAAAAGAATGATATCGTCAAAGAAAAAAATGATCTATCAAAGGTTGATACAAACGGAAATGGAAAAGTTACAATTGCCGAAGCGAAAGCTGCCGGTTACAAAATGCCGATATACTCCGATCATTGGTTGTATCAATACATGGATGACCGAGACGGTGATGGTGTAGTTGGTGAATAGTAATTCATATTAAGTTAAATATACCCTGAGCCAATTAAGCTCAGGGGCTTATTATTGTAAAGTATCCATACAAAATAGACTTTATGGTTTATCCTTCATAGTACAATCATATACTGCTAATATAAATGTCCGGAGGCATGCGATGAATAGCGCATTGATTTTACTCTGTGGTATAGCTGTATGCTCGTTGTCGGGCTGGCTGGTGCATGATATATTAAATGATGATGTTTATCAACCAACTGAATCACCTACTCATACTGAAGAAGACAAAAAACCTCCACGCTTCGAAATTATCAGTTCGATTTATGATAATAAAAGTGCAAAATAATAAATTAGCCCCGTACAGATATTGTATGGGGTTATTGCTTATGTCTATGGTTTTATATCTGCTAACAGGACGAAGCCAGGCAAGCCTAAAATTCTTTCAGCTTGGTTATCGTCTTTGCGCCTGCTCTATCTCCGGAGTCTTTGCCGTCTTTATTCCACCCCAAGAGATTCCATAGCTCATGTACTCCATTCTCGGTATTGGCACCGTAAGCACCATCAACCTTAAGAACTGTTTTACTACCAAGCGCTCTCAAGGCTTTATTAGCCCTAATCTGCAGCCACATCACATCATTGACAGAAGATTTTTTACTGATCGTAAAGGTTGGCACTGTCAGTGTTGACAGGATGTAATTATTGATCCCTTCTGCTATTTCCTCAGAACACTCTTGCCAATAATCTTCCTGGGTGATCATCGTTTCAACTTCATGCTGATTAGTCATAAAGGCGCATTCACAAAGGATAGCTGCCTTAGTACCAAGGTTCTTGCAATTACACATTGCCAGAGCCTGAGTCTTTACCCCTCGATTGGTCTGTTTAGTCCCTTTGATCATCTCGGACAGTACATACCCTGCCATGGTCAGAGAATCTCCTACTCTAGCCGGATCGTTATGTATCAGCACCTCGGTACCGTTTCCGGAGTTATACTTTACTCCATCTCCGAAAGCATTAAGGTGGATGCTGACAGAGTAATCACACTTCGCATTTTTAATAAGTCTCTGCCGATCGGAAAGGCTGACATCTAAATCATCTGTTACTATCCCATCATCCCAGGCTGATTTTGCTACGGCATAACCCATGCCGATAAGATTATCGTACAGCCGCTTGCAGATATATGTATTGATCCAATGCTCTCGGACCTGTGTGCCATTTTTATATGGACCGATATCTTTCGTAAGTTTACATGTCCGCTTGCCTGCAGTATTGGATCCATGCCCAGAGTCTACTGCTATCTTAATTTGCGCCATTCTGATCACCTTCCTTGCTTCTCAACATATCGATAGCCTTGATTATTACCCCTGGAATAGGAATTCCCATAATACCGGCATTCTCAACGATCGAGATTAATTCGTTAATTATAAATCCAATAATTACGGCAGTTCTGATATACTCAACTCCTAAGGCAATATCCAATCTAAACGCAATCAATACGAATAATAGCGATACACCTTTTCGGCACAGCCCTTTCCATGCGCTCCATGAGCTCAATGCACCATTCTCAGATTTTCCAGACTTTTTCCATATTGCAGCAATCATCAGTCCCATAACAAAATCGATGCCCATCATAATCATCAATGTCACCAAATCATTAGTCCATCCTCCGAATAGATTTGCAATAAAGCTGCCGATTGCACCTATAATACTTATTGAGGTTGCTTTTACTAGCGTTGCTTTTTCCATATTAATACCATCCTTTTCGCATAAAAATAGCACCCTTCCGGATGCTTTATTTATTAATCATCGACACAAGCTCATTGTACTGTGGTTCAATAATTCTGTCATTTAACAAGAAGACATCAAGCTTGTTAAGCATATCATCTTTCTCGTAATTACCAGATGTGATAAGCTTCTTACATAAAGTATACGTCATGTTTTACACCCCCATTTCTTTCAGTGACATTCTATAATCTAAATCGATTATATATTCTGTTAGCGTGAAGTTCTCACTATTGATACGTGCAATCTCTTCCGCTTCTGTAGGATTACGAGGGATTTCTGTAACTCCATTTTCCTGGTAGAATATTCCAGCAATAAATTTATTACCAATATTAACTGGGTATAGAGTAGTATCAACAGCAATAGCATCATCACCATAAGTGAGCCTAGCCAAATCGTTTGCAACAGTATAGTTGTCACAAACGACGATATTTTGAATTACTCCTTCATTGATTAAACTGAAAATTTGATTAATCCACATTATCTTATCTCCTTTCTTATTGTGCTGCCCATCTGATAATAACTACACCTGAACCACCTTTTACACTTCGCCATGAGTAGTCACCTTGATATTCTTGACCAGCACTACCAGCTCCGCCACCAGTGTTAGGTGTACCTACAACACCTTGAGATTGCCACATGCAACTACCTCTACCACCGCCACCAGCACCTCCTGCTCCTGGACCCCCTACTGTTCCTCCAGCAGGAGCATATCCACCACCGCCACCGCCAGCATATAACGTGTTTCCAGCTTCAGAAAAAGCCCTAGTCGTTGCTCCTTGACCAGCACCACCTGCAGCATAACTAGGAGTACCTCCGTATGGAGTTCCATTATATGTTGCACCAGTTCCAGCACTTCCATCAGAACCACCTACACCACAAACAAAAGTTACATTAGTACCAGACATACCGCCACCACCGCCACCAGAGCCACCACTTGCACCAAAAGCGTCACCATTGTTTCCAAGTGTTGGTGCATTACCTCCTGCCGCAGAGTATGTCGAACCATTAATAACTACTGACGATGTGCCACCTGTGCCTCCTGTCGCGACTCCTGGGGTTTTCTCTCCTCCTGCCCCAACAGTAACGGCAACGGAAGAACCAGGAGTGCAAGAGACGTTCTTTTGTGTTTTAGTGTAGCCACCACCTGGAGCGCCATAGGCATGAAAGTAATTTCCGCCACCATTTGTTGAGCCGTTCGCAGTACCACCACCACCGCCTACGAGGAATATATCAACTAATCTGACACCTCCTGGAACTGCCCATGTTTGTGAGGAAGTGAGTACTACTTGACCTGCGTCTACTGACGTAGCTGCCGTGGCTACCTGTGTATCCCAGTAATCCGTCCAAGCCCCATCATTATTGTGCAAGAATACTCGGTAGTAGTATGCTGTCCCTGGAGATAGCCCCGTATCTACAAAAGTTCCTCCAGCAGTTAACCAGGAGCCAATCAGGATAGTTCCATCATTATACGCTGTGGGCCAGCTACCTGCTTTTCTAACCAAATAAACAGCACGAACAGGGTCAGGGGATGCCGTGTATGTAAGCGTAATACTCGTAGATGACCTTGTTGATATAGCAAGGGTAAGGGGGGTACAACATGTCTCTCTTGTAGCCTGCTGACTTTCATTTGTGTTCCATACACCATCTGCGTTAGCAACAAAAGCTCTTACATAGTACCTTGTACCTCCGGATAACCCTGTAATCATTGTGTTTGTGGCTCCCCCATAGTACCAAACTGTGCCGTCAGAAGGGGACGTAGGGTAGCTACCCTGTTTATACACAATTCTTACACCAGCGTAGGTTCCTGCTGGAGCTGTCCAAACAACAGATAAACTACCAGGAGTATTGGCAACATACCCTGCTTGTAGACCAGTGACAGGGTTTGATACAGTAGCTTTTGATGCTCTAGCACCTATAGGGGCTGGATTGTAGTACACCTTTGTTCCACTTGTGTTTGTTGCCTTTGCAAATGCCCTAACACAGTAAGTTGTTCCACCTGTTAACCCCGTAAGCGTGGTTGAAAGCACACCCTTTTCCACAAATATTGCTGTACCATCTGTAGGAGAAGTGGGGTATTCTCCAATTTTGTATACAATCACCACACCTTTATATAGCTTACTAGTTGGCTGTGCCCAGCTGATAGTCAAACTCCCTGGTGTATTAGCTACAGCACTTGCAGATAGGCTTGATACTTGGTCAGTATAAATCTTAGCTCCTCTTGGAAAACCATTTACAATCATCTAATCACCCCTAACCTAAGATTAAAACTGTGAGCGGAATAGCCACTGTTGGTTTAGTATCAAAAGCCTTCATGGTAATTGTACCAGCCCCTTGAGCTGAGCAATGTAGTTGAGCATCAACCGCCGCAGCGTATTCGGCTGCTGATGCCCCTGAGCCAACTGTCACATAGATATTGTTACTTGCTGTGACCTCAGGAACACTTACAGTTTGAGTAAAAGGGGCTGATGTACCTGACCATCCAGCAACTGTAAGAGTAACATTTTTAACAACAGATGGACCTGCCTTTCCGTTTGCCGTTTCTAGTGCCTGATTTGTATTATCCTGTAGATCCTTTAACACTTCGTCTAAAATATCAGCGTTATCATTAAACGGATCCGGCATCGCATTATCTATCAAAAGCTCAGGCTTTTTAAATCCAAAATTCGAAGTATATTTCATCTAATCTCATCTCCTATTCTGTTGCTAGTTGGTACCATGTCTTATCTGCCACATCTCCCCATAAGCGAGAGGATATATCAATCCATCTCCGGTAGGTATATTCAAAGGTATAACTCAGGTGTGCTGGCTTAATCTCATCAATAGTCAGAACCAAATCGCCCATGTTAGCTGGGATTCCCTTGGTACCGACAAACTTTATTATAAAGCTATTACCCGCAGCATTCTCAATTACTTCAACCTCACCATTGCTGTAAGCCGCTGCTGTATCAATAATCATCTGTTTGGTAGTGGTGCCGATTCCTCTTATTTTCGCCTTAATTCGCTCTCTTCGGAATTCATCCGACTTACTTACATCCACCTTCAAGCCGTATATTTTTTCATATCGATTTAACAGGCTTGTTGCAGTGTCAACAAAGCATTGGTCAATTGTCTCGCCAAAGTTATCAGCAAGATTGTTAATATCCGCAGACAATATGCTTTGTAGATTTTGCATTGTAGTATTGTCTAGGTAGTAATCCGGGAGCAGTTTCATCAAATCCAACTAAACCACCTCCGTCAGTGTTACCGTACCAGCGATCGGCATTTCATCGTCCTCAATAGTTATGTTTGCGGTTCCGGAATTTATAAGAAGTGTATTGTAATCCTCAACCCCTGCGGTCGCTAATAATAGACTTCCTATCTTGGCATAGCTGACGCTATAAACTTCAAATACAGTATCTTTTAGGTACTCCATTAAGCTTGCGTTAAAAACCATTTGCACTTCTGCATGGGTCTTGGTTCCATCTAGTACTATGTTTGCGGTTACATTAATCAGAAGACTTGTAGGGTTATCCACGGTTACTAAGGCATTGATAGGACGTACTGTTTCAATGTAGTCGGATACTGTTTCAGGCAGTGCTTCATCAACATTCATATTTTCATCAACAACTAACACCTTCACAGTGCCAGGTCCGTTCCATGTCGGGAACACCTTTGCGTCACCACAACCTGGAACCTCAAGAGCCCAATTGCGATAATCGTGTATATTACCGCTTGTTCCTGTGGCTCGTACTTGGTTGTAAAATCTCATGCGTAAATTATCGTCTGTTTCTGTATCTTCCCCGGATTTAATAATATCCGTCAGAGTAGCTGTTACTCCGGATACATTATCAATATTGTCAAGTGTTCCAGAATACTGGTTTCCGATATCGCCTAACTGCTCGCAAGAGGCACTATAAACGTTCGGGGACAGTAAAGCGATTATTGTATAGCTTGTATCATTTAAGCCCCATCTGGTACCGATTTCGACCGCACCGGTGGTTGCAACCTTTCTTAAGGCATAAGTGGGTTGCTTTCTTGGGATTCCATAATCAGCGACCACTCTATCGAGATATTCACCAACTGCAGTATCACCAGATACTAAGTCAACGAAATTATCCAGATTAAAATAAGACTGAGCTAACTGCAACGCGCAGGGTGCAAGTGCATCATAAATTACTGAACCTTCTCGCTTATCAACATCAGAGGTTACCCTGCTGAGCATATCCGTTAGAATGCTTTCATAGGTCATCGATTCCCACATTAGACATTCACCTCCTTAGATATTTTGGTATTTCCATAAATACTGATCACATCAAATGTACATAACATTTGGTCTCCATTTACAGTAAAGATAAAATTATCAACGCTTGTTACACGCTCATCCTGCAGTAAACAATCTCGTATCTTTCTTTTTAATTCAATTTTTACATAGGTCTGGTCCTTCCCAATAAGGGAATCCAATTCAATGCCATAAGAAAAGCTATATATCGGATACTCATACTTTTCGGTATTAAGCATCTTATATATAGCCTGGTGTAAAGCATCTAATTCGTCTGTAAAACTTTGTATCACAGTTTCTGATAACGTATAAGTCCTAGAGGTTTCTAGTTCTTCTGTGACGGTTAAATCCGTTGTAAGTATCATTCGCTGATCACCTCCATGATAAAAAATTGTTGACCGCCATGATTGCGTAGGAGTCTCACCTTCTGGCCGACAATCACGGAGCTTTTAAGATTTCCTATGATCAGCTCATTCGGCAATACTAATTTATCACTTATCTGGATTCCATCATCAGTTACAGTACCCACCGTCAAGCTGCAGAGTTTTGCATTATTCAGATAATTTTGAACTATGGTTTTGATTTCATTTATCATATCGCTACCTCCAGGCTCATGGTGTGAACAGGTAATAGATTGTGAGTTACCGATCGGACAATAAGCCTTTTATTTATATCAATATCTTCAATACTTGCATAAAAGCTGCTCCCGGCTCGTACTCTGGTATCGCCCAGACATTTCAATGTTAGCGATTCAACCTCTCGATTATAAAGACTCAGGAGTATACCTGCCTTGGCTTTTATCTGAGACGGATTACCATTTTTATCAAGCACTTCAAAAAATTGCAGTATGCCATATCTTGATATCGATTTACCATCCTTAACGATATAGGTGTCTCTTTTGCCGGTTGCTTCATTGTCGCTGACAAGCTTCACCACATTGTAAAAATTCTCATCGATAGACTTTTCATACTCATAGTCATAACAAAGGCTTTCATCACCAAGCACCAGGTCCAATTTTAATTCTTCAATATCTCTAAGCACTATGCTACCGTATTCATCCCGGAGCGTATACCATTTGCCCTTATTGGTGAGGGTTTCACCTATAGCAGAATAAATGATGTCAAGCCAAGTTTTATCATCATGCGGAGCCGTGGAGAGCTTGTATACTGTGTCTGTGAGCTTGCCTGTCTTAAGACTAAGGTAATTGCACATCTTCTTTATTAGGCTCGTTGCCGTTTCGCCTTTTGACATAATTGTATCTTTGGCTTTGGCATATCTCAGCATATCATAGGCGGTGGCTGTGACTTCTTGCTTCTTGTTCCGTCCATGCTTAAACACAACACCAAAAAATTGTATATCCTCATGGATAAATCTAACGACGCTACCGTTTTCTATCTTCAACCCATCATCGATAAAGGAAAACTCAAGCTTACTACATCCATCATTCAATTTATCCGTAAATGACACGGACTTCACAAGCTCGCTGATTTCATACACTGCCGAGTTAACCTCTACTAAGAATTCCATTCAATCACCACCCTGCTCCGAAGCCTGCAACAATTTCCTCACCAGGAAGAGTAAACTTCTTTATCGCCGGCTCAACCTTTATGGTTTTTGGTAACGGTGCCGAATACTTCGCAAATTCATCTTTGGTCGGGATCCTAAGCTTCCACCCGATACTGATTAGTGCCGGCTTCTTAATTTTGTCTTTATTGGCATTGAAGATTATATTGCTCTTGCTGCCATCACCGTAATATTTTTTTGCAATAGACCAGAGGGAATCTCCGGAAACTACAACATGGTACCCATTACTCTTAGGATTGGTTGTTTCCTTGGCAGCCTTTTTCTTTTTAGCTTTAGTTGTCCCGGTTGAAAACGATACAATTTCTTCCACAACCATTGATTTCTTACCAAACTCCCGATACTCTAGCAATTTGAAGCTGACATATTTATCGCCCTCTTCCCCGGCTCTCTCAACCTCTTTTAAGGTCTCGATCAGCACAAGAGTGTTAATATCATCGCCTATTCCATTGCTCGCTATAAATCGGACCGGAATAAGCTTGCTTCTCCATTCATCAAATAGAGTAAGATAAAAATCCGCGCCTTTAAATTCACCCGAAGTCTCGACATAATATTGAGCTTCATGAGGAAATTCTGCTTCAAATGAATATTCTAATAACTCCATATGCGTGGGGATTGCAATTTGTCCGAGCTTTAGAATCTCGTACTTTGATATGGCCTGCACGGATTCTTTTTCTAGCTGCTCCGGATTAACAGGGAGTTGGTATACTATTCCGTCCATATCAAAAAAAATTGCGTAATTGCTCATTAGTATACCCCCTCCGCTGCAGTTGCTATCTCTTCGCGCATCATCATTTCTAATGTGCCCTTTAAATCATTGACGTCTGCTGTCTCATGGATGTCCCCAAATGTAAATGATACATTCGGAGCCAAGGTTGCAGTACTGAATTTATTGATATATTCTCTTTCAGCGATATCTCTAAGATACTGTAGGTCTTCATTTGACATATCAACTTTTACCGCCCCACCGTTGCCAAGTCCTTCAACCACAGTTGGGTCACCATCGGGGTCTGGGAGCAGTCCGTCTAATGCGCCTTTGGCTTCGCTGAACAATCCTTTTAGCCATCCGGATACCGTAAAGTCCTCCATCTTGTCTCCAAAGGAGTCAACTACCATTGACATTTTATTGGTATCTATCGGATTTATTAATGTTTCAATCTTGGCATTTGCTAAAGCACCATCAACACCACTGTATGCGCCGTTTATTGTTCCTACTGCTTTGTCAGATATATAACCGATCGCTTTTTTGATATTCGCAGCGTTGACATCGAAATCGATTGTCTTACCTCCGGTCGCTTTTGCAAACATATTGTATGCCTTTATGGTAAGGCCAATGGCATCGGTCAAAAATGAAAACTGATCAATCATTCCCGATATAGCTCCTTCGGTGATACGTACCCCGGCAATCATACCGATTTTTAAAGCACTGGTAAATAATTTAAACACATCAATTGACTTATTCCACATTATCGCAAACAGATTAAAGATTGTTGCAAATGAGTTGTAACCGTTCGCAGTTACCATAGCGCTTGACTTCCAGAATGCAACGTATAGCTTACGGAACCATTCGCATTTTTCCCAGAGCAGAACGAACGCACCGGCCAGAACTGCTACAAGCATAATCGATAAACTGATAGGATTAAGCATCGATGCAAAATTCAATGCCCATTGAGCCGCGTTTACGAGCAATAGAACCGATTTATAAGCCAACCAAGCAACCGTAACTCCTTCAATGATAGGAGCTATCCTTGACCAGTTAGAGCTTACATAGTCATATATACCGATCATGCCATCCAAGGCCTTGTCTGCTGCACCGGCTGCAATATTTAATCCAACGACAACATTGTCAATGAAGCGATCAAATTTCTCCGAATTAATCATTTCATTAATCCTGGTGATCAATGGTCCGAACGCTTTTGTTCCTCCGTTTTTAACCTTGTTCCAGATATCGGCCCAGGTATAAGGCATTGTCTTAAACTTAGCATTAATATTATCAGCAGCCATAAACATAGCGTTCTTGATAATATCAGAGGTTATAACACCGTCAGCAGACATCTGCTTTAATTCGCCCTTAGACTTACCGGTATACTTTGCAATTGCATCCGCTATCATAGGAGCATTTTCCATAATTGAACGGAATTCATCCCCCTGGAGCTTACCGGCGCCCATAGCCTGTGTTAATTGTAGCATTGCGGAGGATTGCTCTGTTGCACTCGCTCCTCCTACCTTGAAACCTTTCTGGATTAATTCAGTGAAAGCAATCAACTCACTATTTGATCCGAATGCTTCACCGGCTGTAATGCCCATCTTTGATATTGCTCCGGCCATTGCACCGTAAGAGCCTTTGGATCTATCCGCTGCTGCAAAAATCTGCTTCTGTAAGTCGAGTTGCTCCTTTTGACTATCCGTAATCAAACCCAGCCTTGCGTTCGTGTTGGTGTATTCATCTGATATGCTTGCTACCTTTAAAGCGCCGAGATACAAAGCGGTTGCAGATATAAGCTTTCCGATTCCGCTATTTGCCTTGCCTGCACTCATGCCCGTTGCTTCGAGCTTTTGATTGAACTTGTCTGTAGCTCCACTGGCATTAAGGATCTTACTTGTCGCCTGATCTGTTTTACTAATAATCTTATCAGCAGTACTTGAATACCCATTGAATAGTCTAAATGTTGCACTCAATGTCGGCATTGACTATTTACCTCCCTTCGGAAGATGTTTCTTTTCATCCTCTACTCGTAGCTGGATGCTGCCATAGGTAAATGCTCTTTCTTTTGCATCCATTGGATCATTGGCCGAACATATTCCCATTACTACTCCGGCTCGCAAGTGGAGTTTTTGAAGTGCAAAGTGACACAGTGTAGCTTCTGGATCACCTTGCCTTATTAGTTTTTTGCTTCTTCGATATCCTCATTGATATCTTCATCGAGCCCGGATAACTCCTGCACCGCCATGGATAGTTCCGCATACTCACCAATATAAAGCATTTTTTGTAGCAAAGCGGATTCGCCTAGTACCCCATATGCTTTTTGCAGTTCTGCATTGGTCAGATCAGGGAACACAACTGCGGCTGCAGTCATAGCAGAAACATATTCCGGACGGTCAAAACTCTCCGTACCCTTTTTGTCATTCTTTTTTGTAAATTTCTTAATAAGAAGCTTGTTTTCTTCCTGGGTGATTGGTCTGATTACAAAAGGTACCGCCTTACCATCTTCCTTGAAGCGATTTGATATAATCACTTCTTTATTTTCGGCCTGAATGGGATTCAGGAATGCTTTCATTGAACTCATAAAGTTCCTCCTTTAAAATAATAAGGGAGCTGTGTAAGCCTCCCTTGTCTGTAGTTATCTGTAGTTCTCCGGCAGCTGGAAGAAGCTTAATCCCTCCAGATCATCGAAGGTGAAATCCGTATCAATTGTGATAGGATCATCTGACTGATCGTCAAGCGTTGCTACTGGAATGGTTTTGAGAAGCACATTGAGCATTACCACTTCCTGCGCCCCGATTGTGGACTGCGCATCCTCGTTCTTGACCTGAAGCTTTAATCCACCGTACTTACCTTCTTTGATATAGGCAATAGCAAGCTTAAGCATATCAGAATTCATAAAATACATCGTCATGGATCCAGTGCCTTCGGCTCCTACAACTTTATGCTGAGTCATCCTATGCCCCATCATTCGACGGGCCTGGATGATCAGATCCAGCTGTGCTTTAAGATTGGAAATCTCAAAGAGCTCTCTGTTTGATCCGTTAATGGTGATAAATACCTTACCCTCTTTCGAGGATATAGTATCCGTTAACCTTGTATAATTCTCTGGCATGATTTAATCCCCTTTCTTAGGATAAGTTGACAGTAATGTAGATCTTCTCTACCGAGTCAACCGGCTGTATGTAGCATTCGATTACAACCGCATCGGAAGCCGTTCCGGCTTTGACGATAACATCTTCAGCTACAAAGTTCTGAATTGCATTTAATCTCTGCAACTCATTGAAATATTCAATCAATGTTGCTCTGAGGAGAGACCGTCCATCTGCATTGTTATTGATCTTGCCGACATAGTTACTTTCGAAGATCTCCGTGATATCATTATTGATACCTTGGATTGTCCGAATTACACGGTTCTTCTTAAACTGCGGACCTTTATCCACAGTAACGGTTGTTAGGCTGTTGATATCATATACTGCAGTAACGTTCTGCGCTGTATCGACCTTAAAAATAAATTCGCCGGCTGTGATTGCAGCTTCCATCTCGGATTTGGTCATTCTAGGCACAACATCAATAGCGCCTATGTATTTCCGACCGGTATTAGATTGATTGATATTTGCGCCTGCAGTAACACCACCAACCCATGCGGCTGCCTGCGCCTTGGCGAGTACGGTCCCATCTGCCAATTCAACACCGTGAGTCACATTGATAATAAATTCGCTATCAGCCACGTAATCAACAAGTACACCTTGTACGCCTACACTTTCCTCAGCAACCATAGCTTCAACCCATGTTGCGATTGCGAGCTGCATAGCTGTAAAGCCTGCTCCGGTATAAGGATAGACCAGTGCATTGAACTCAACGGTTTTAAGGACTGCGAGAGCTGCTGTGATATCTGCTGCTTCGTGTGCTGTAGCGCCAAGATTAAATAGCTTAACCGTTTTGGCGCCTTTCAATGCTTCATTGACAAGCAGCTTATCCGCAGCAGTGGCGCCCTCTGGATATTCGCTTGCATCAAGAGCCGTTATGGTATAGATTTCCCCCTGTAAGCCTACGCTCATTTCTTGCAATAATACAACCGTACCTCTATCACCTAAAGTAATAGATAACGGCGCATTCGTGCGAAAATTGAGATATGCACCAGGAAGGATTTTATTCTGAGAGGTAAAAGTTCCACCCATGATTTATTCCACCTTTCTTAAATAGTTGTATTTGTTGCTTGTGTCTGCATCGGAATTCCTGTTTCAACCTTCATTTCTGAATAATTGACATCAAAAGTCATGTGCAGAACATTATCAGTTATCCGGGCATTCTTATTCAGCGCCTTAAATGCCCCAAAGTAATCAAATCCTCTAAGTAATATTTCCTGTATAACAAAGCAGTCACTTTTTATATCCGGAGTTCCCTTATCGGAGAAAAAAGCCACATCAAAACTAATCCTGGCATTATATTTTGAATTCAAGCGCTTTTCATAATCATGGTCAATTTCAAATATGACAAATGCCGGCTTCTTGAAGTCCTGAGGGATATCATCAGTGTATCTTCTGATTTTTCGAGTTTCATCCGGATACAGCTCTTTCAGTTTATAAACGATTGCTGATTTAATATCATTTATCATGCTTCTTATTCACCCTCTCCACTTCTTTTTTAAACTCCTGGTTGAGCGACCGTCTGACTGCTTTCTCTGCTCGTTCAAGCATAAATCTACCTTCAACCCAACCTATGGTCTCTCCGGCTTGATTGACTATCCTGTGTCCATCATTGACATAGGAACCGTAATCGGCTGCATTATATATGGACTTCTCGACACCTTTTCGTTTAACTTTACGAGTAGGTAGGGCTCCCCACATTTTGCGCATGAATCCCGTATCGACCGGCGTTCCTCTTTTAGCACTCGCAAGTCCTTTATTGACAGCTATATTCAAACATTTTCTGTCAATATCTTCGACATCTCCAAGCATCGCCTTAAGCTCTTTCCGGAAAGCATTAATTTCCTTCCGGTTATGTTGCTGATTACTAAAACTCATACGGTACCATCTCTCTTCACTTTAAATTCCTGATGATGAGTATATGGGAATCCTTCACCAACTGCCAGTGTCACCTGTCTATCATTTCGCTGAGTAACAACAACCTTGTCACCCTCACGTAAATCGGTTTCCAGAGCACAAAACAGAGAATAGGAGTTAATAAGCGTCGGAACTCCTTCGGTACCTGTATCGGTCAAGGAGCCCTTGCTGTAGTGGCATTTAATGTTGGAGTATTTCAGGACATCACCGCTTTTTGTAACTCCGTTTTCTTCATACTCCTCGTATCGATAAATTTCCATCTTATCTTTCCATAGCCTCTGTAAAGCTGTCATTTACGCAACCTCCTAAAGTCCTGTAGGCGCTTTTTATCCTCTTTGGATAAGCCGTACACAGTTTCTCTGGAGACTTCATCAGTATTGTAGGTTGTTGATGTGTCGCCCTCTTTGATAGACTTCACATCAAATACATTGCCGGTATCGTTCTCCAGCTCATAGTTGATAATGGTCTGGACTTTCTTCCGGATGAAAGGCTCGAGGGCATCCGGTATCTCACTCAGGTTGCAGTAATTCAATGTTTCTTGTATAGCATCCGATATTATCAGGTCTTTTTCGGTACCGGTAATCTTAAGATTGGTTTTTACCAATGCCATTAATTCTGTTTTGGTCACTGTATCAGCTCCCTTCAAAAAAGAGGGAACTGATTACTCAGCACCCTCGTCATCGTCCAGATCCTCTCCGGTGTTTTTATTCTGTGTAGCCTCAAGCAGTTCCATAAGTTCTGCCTTGGATGCTCTTTTATCGTACCCAATGCCTTTTTCGTCAAGCATTGCCATTAACTCTTTGTTGGTTGGTTCAGCGGACTTCTCTGCCTTTTTCTGAGCTGCCATCACATGATCGTGCAGCCTTTTCACTCTATCTTCATATAATCCCATGATATTTTATCCTTTCTACAAAAACTGAGGGAGCATTAAGCCCCCTCATTGGTTGATGTGTTACGCAGTTTTAAACATGAATTTTACGATCCGGATCTTCTTTGGCTCGTATACCCTGTTCCAGTTGGTCCCGGCTGCAAGCTCAGTAAGGCTCGGGAATTTCTTAGCCAATCCAGCGGCAGGCTCTACCCATTTGACCCCACGAGGATGGAGGATAGAAAGACGTCTGTTAACTAAAACGTCCTCACCAGCTAAGGATAATCCCTTACGGACAACTTCAGTTTCAAGGATATCTTTGTGACTACCATTACCCCATGCAATAGCACCGGCTCCAAACAAATATGCTTCGGAAGCTCCTGTTGCAGTATCAAAAGCGATACTGTCATCAACGATAACGCGCTTATTCATGAAATATGGAACTCGAGGACTCGCATCGGATTCCTTTATGTACTCGATAAGGTTGTTTTTTGCGAGATAGGTTTCAGTTGCACTGTGGATCATCATACCGGTAAGTAGATCCTTGGCATCACCCATAAGCTGATTTGCATCAAGGAATGTTGCTCCACCGATTAAAGCTGCATCGCCAGTCTTACCGGTGATATCATGGATCTTTCCAGACATGTTCGATGCGGCGAAGACACCGTCAAGAATGGATAACAATACTCCCTGGTATTGTCTGTTCCAATAAGCAGCAAACAGATCAGCGATTGCCTTCATCGGGTCATCTCCGGATAAAAGACTGGTCAGATTATTAGCACCGAAGGACTTAACAAAGGCAAGCTTTCTTGCAACGTCCTTATCGGATCCAATTTTGTCGGGATCAGTTTCACCCTGATCATCCATGATTTCCAAGTCACCGGTGAGGTCATTCCAGAACGGCATATTAGCGGTTAAGTTAGGACCACTGGCCAACTCATCAAATTCCACAGTGTGTTCTGCGATTCCGCTCTGAATTAAAGCGGATAATTCCATCGTTCTGTTGATGGTATAAGGTGTAAAAACCTCGGGTTGAATAACGTCCACTACTCTTGTAATATCAGGCATATTATTTACCTCTTTCTTTCATTGAATTTAGTTAATAGTTACTTGCTTGCCATAAACTGCTTTGCAAGTTCGGGATTCTCTCTGAGTAATCTTCCCTGCTCAGTCAGGTTGAAGTGTTCCTTGCTCCAAGGGTTCTTTGTTCCCGGAGGGGTCTTATCCTTGTTGTAAGGAGGGTTACCCTTAACATCCACGGTAAACAGATCTTTATACTGCTCTTTAAGAACAGTCAGCTGCTCATCAATACCGAATACCTGAGATCCATCCTCAGAAAGTGATAATTTTGTTTTATCAAATTTACCGATCAGCAGATCCGGGTGTTTTGCATCAGTCAGCTTTGCCTGGATAGCAGCTTCGATTTTCATCTCCTTAATCTTACCCTCATAGGTTTTCTTAAGGGTCTCAATCGTGCCCTCATGGGTTTTTATCGTCTGCTGCAGAGTCTCATTATCCTTGTTGTCCTTCTTAAGGGTGGTGATGGTTCCTTCGGCTGCGGTAAGCTTCTCCTGTATACCGTCTTTTTCGGTTACCATCGCATTGTACTTACCGATTCCTACATATTCGCCACTCCCCAGGTCTGCTAACTTGACCTGCTTATCCTTGTTTTCGGGTAATGCGTTATATGCAGTGATAGCCGCTTCAAATTCAGGATACTTGTCACCTAAGATTGCTTTTAAAAATTCCATGATAATCCTTTCCATCGCTATGTTTTTATATGTGGTATCTCCACTGCGATACAGTGTTTAAACGTCTGCCTGCAAGACAAGATTAGTTTAAATGTCATTTCGGACATAATAAAAAACACCTACATAAGCAGATGATTGATTTTGAGTATAAAAATACCACCTACCGTTATGATAGATGGCATTAAAGTTCGGCTAATATATCCAATATGCTTTCGCAGGTTCTTCCCTCTTCGTTTGGAGAGTCATTTGCATCCAAGCAATGAAGTGTATAATAATCGCCTACTTTTTCTTCTAAATCAATGCAGTTATCATCAGATAACTCTTGTTTGGGATCATAAGTTAACTCAAGTTTATCTAAAACTTTGAGCTGCTTCTCATTAAAATCAATTATCACAATTATCCACCTCCGTATTTCTTCTTTGTTTTAGACCCAGTCGACCATATGGTTGCTATATTCCCCGTTTCCGGGTTCACATTGACCGTTGCATCCATCCCAATAAATCTTTGACTTTTTCTTCCTTCACTGTCTGTTTTTATTTTATCAACTTTTAATGGATTTAGCAATGCGTTTCGTACATTATCTGCAGAAACAGATCTATCGATTGCTCTACTGATAGTATGTTCAGAAATACCAGTAATCTCAATTCCATTACTTGTAACAGTTCCAATAATACTATTAAATTCACTTTGCGTTTTTCCGGCAATATATTTATCGTGCCAAAGCGGATAAGTCATATCAGCCGGTACCATATAATTTCTTCCGGTACCTGGATCCCGTGCAACTCTTGTCTCTTCGGAAAGATCATCATCGTCATAAGCTGGCACTGTAGTACACCTATCAAATGCATGGAGTGGAGGAATAGTTTTCCCGACAATGCCTTTGCCGACTTCAAATATCTTGCCGTCTAATTCCTGGCAGTGTTCACAAGTCTTTAAATCCAGTGTAGCTAACCACTGATACTTTTCAACTCCGTCCTCTTTGTAAGCAGCCTGCGTCCCCTGCTCGATGATAAAGGATCCTTCTGTATGCAGTAATCGGTATGCCTCATACTCCTTCGTACTAAACGTCTTTGACACTTCTCTTGCCAGTGTCTTAGGGTTTCTTCCTTGGATCAGCATGGTTGTTATGGACTCATTCAGCTTCTGAAGCATATGATCTTTCTGTTTCCAAAGCCGAGTGGAGAAATCAGCTCCATCAAAAGGATATCTTATCAACTCATCAACTGTACCGGCACTGATCTGAGCGAACTCCGCATGAAAGCCATGATACTGATCAATATTAAACCATGTCTGGTAATATGAATCGGTATAGACATTCTTCATCAGTTCCTCTCCCTTATACTGATACTCAATAGCATATAGCTGTTGAAGCTGGGCATCAATTTGCTTCTGCAGTGCCTCATACCTGGTTATCCTGGCCCGGATACTTATGTTATTCAGCTTCAAATTGTACTTACCCATATTCTCATTAACCATATCAATAAAGGCCTGTAAATCCCCGATTTCAGTCTGGGAAAGCTTCAGCTGAGCTGCCGCATAGGTAAGTTGATTTTCTTCTGCATACCGCCAGTAAAATGTATTGATAATGGATTGAATCTCCCGCTTAGCCTGCTCGAAAGACTTTTCGAGATCTTTGTAATAATGGTTGATCATCTTTTCAGCGGCAAGGTACTTCTTCTCTTGCCTATCCTGCCAGTATGATTTATTCGGTTTAGACATCATTCCTCACCGTCCTCATCCTCATCTTCACCTAGCAGCGGTACTTCTCGTGATTTCGCTTCTTTATCCATCTGCGCCTTCTCGGACTCATAATCCTTTGTCCAAGGATGGTTCTCAATAATGGTCTGCTGACTGATAACACCCATACTGTTCTGGCAATCAGTGATAGCAGCGCTTTCATTAATGGCAATATCACGGTTGAATACAATGGAAATCTCCTTATCAGATGGAGTTCCTTTTCTCGTGACTTCGAGATATTTATTGATGAAATATAGCTGCTGTTCAAAGCTCCATTTGAAGCTATCCTCCAAAGCATTGCACTTAAGGTCTAACCCTGAATAAAGGAACTTCAAAGCAATACCAGAAGGACTATTACCAAGGCTTTCCTGCCCCTTATCAACCGCCTGACCGAACCGGTAAATGTCTTTGAGCAGCTGCTTAAAGTGCTTCTCAGCGGCATCAATATTAATAGTGTGCTCGATCTTATCTACACCGGCATTCTCATCTGCATCCAGCTTAACAGCTTTGTAATAAGCCAGATCCCGCATGAACTCACTTAGGTTTTCACCGCCGTAACCCCTCAATGCAAAGATAATATCCTTAATATCCGTCAGTAGATTGGACACATCTGATCGTGTGAGATCGTAATCATCTACAAGTGTTTTAAAGAATTGCAGGTCCGGAAGCTCGAAGTCATTATTCTTCCACGGAACGAATGGAACACGTTCCCACGTATCCGGAACATTATTAATCGTGAAGTGCGGTATCAGCAACCCATCATCTTCTGGCTGATCCAAATACATCTCGGCATCCAAAAGGACTTGACTGTCTTTATCCTGGATGTAATACTCAACACCGTCAGGAGTATGATACTCGATCTTCGTAATGTACTTTTTTTCTTTACCTTCGTACACCTCAACCTGATAATACCGGATCATGGCCTGCAGCTCTTCATGGTCATTATCAACCCATAAAGGAATGAGCTGCTCAGACGGGATTCTCATGGTCTTTTTATCTCCGTTAGCGTCTATGTACTCATAACTCCAGGCAATACCTTTGTTGCTACATTCGGTACCTAATTGCACTAGTCTGTGTTGAAAACGTTTGCCGAGGGTATCCTGGACGATTTCGAGATAATTCTCATCATCACATTCCATTGTATACGGCTTTGACAAGAGATAATTAACCTTGTCCTCAACAAACTCATGCATAAAGCCGTGAGCCAGCTTGTGATTGGTCTTGGTCTCGTCCTCAACCGGCTTCTCATTCTCATACCGGTACATTTTGCGATTAAGGATATCATTCTCGACCTTATAGTATTTCTCTCCCTTAATCATCAACAGACGCTGCTTCGATGCGTTGAACTCATCGATCTCAATCTTGATCAGCTCCGGAGTGGTTAATATATTAATATCATTTTTAAAATCCATCGTTCTCACCTCACTATTTGAATACTGCCACGCCATTCTTATCACAATTTTCAGCCACACCCGTTGTTGCATCAGGGGCATCATCATGCTTGTTTTCACCATCTCGCTGATATTTAATCATAGCAGAATAATACTCTGGCCATCTGTCACGCCAGTTAATCGGGTAGTATATATGATCCATAACCCAGGTACTGTTAGATAATATACGAGCGATTTTATTCTTGCTTTGATGAAACCACTTAATTCTAGTCTTGTTGCTACCAAGGACTTCTTTAAGAATTCTTTCAACTGATCTGGCGAATCCGCGCCCACCATTATTAGATTCTATATCTGCAACCCTTACACCATTTTCATAAAGCCTTTTCGCCGTCTCAGGCTCCGTAATTTCCATCGGTGCATTGGTGTAATAAATATCCAAGACATATGCTTCTTTGTTGTAGACACCGTATATGATATTGCATAAGTAATCATTGCCCTCATCAGCCGTATCACAATATGATTTAATAGCTGTAAACAGAGGATTACCATTCCTATCCTCCGGTATTTTTTCATAAGTCTTAAATGAGCTGTACAACCTGCCTTTTAGGTCAATTGGTTCCTGTTGATAATTTGCCGAAGCTATATCGGGACCCATAGCCTTGATCTTCTTCATATAAGACTCATACGATAGTACTCCAGGGCATAGCATCTTTTTACTTTCTTTATCCACCAAAGCTTTCATAGATATGTGACGGATCTTAATGCCTTGCTGTTTATAGTAGTCCAATGCTCTACCGGCCAGATCATCACTCGCCCATCGGGTCATGATGATGATTATCTTTCCCCCCTCTTCAAGACGAGATAGCATCGTATTGGTGAACCACTCCCAGTGTTTCTCTTTCACCGCCTCGTTATTAGCCTCCTCAGCATTCTTAATGAGGTCATCTATAATCATTAATGAGCAGCCGAAGCCGGTTGCCGTTCCGGTCGGAGAAGTAGCTAGATAATTGTTGTAACCACCTTCAAGGCTCCAAAGGTTCATAGCACCATCGCCTCGCTTTATAACAACACCTGGGAATACATCGGAGAACACCGGTTTATACTGATCGGCCTTGACCTCCATAATGCTGTTACGGACATTCTTTGAGAACATAGTCGATAATGTCTCATTGTATGATCCGGTCATTACCTTTTGCGTTTTATCTTTTCCTAGGACCCATTCAACAAGTAGTCCAGCAGTTCTTGATTTACCATGCCTAGGAGGCTCATTAACAACCATTACCTCCTCATCAGAGGCAAGGAACTCCTGAAATTCATTACTCAGCTGAATCAGATACTCTCTATCATTTTTGTAGAAGTCAGGAGCCTTCAGTTGACAATAAAAAAAGAACTCCCTTCTGGCAAGTTCTATCTTTGCACCTAATTTAATTAATTCTCTATCCATCGCCGATCAGCTTCTTTAGTTCCTCAGTTGTTAACCCCTGATATGGATTATTAACCTCTAAGGATCCAGATACTTTCACGTCCGATTTCTCAGTATACACCCCTGCCATCTCGAGTATCACCTTGCCATGTTGGAAGCTACCCCGCTGCGCCTCTCGGACGAATGTGTTGATAACGGAGGCAACATTCTGCTTTACCAGATCAACCGACTGTTTATTATATAAGCTCACAAAGCCTGGTTTAGCAAAGGCCTCATAATATACCGGACGGGTGCATTTTGCCAGTTTACAGATATCGGTTATTGACTTCATTCGATTTTCGGGATTCATCAATACTTCTAATAAATTTTTTTCTTTCTCTGTTGGCTCATATTCTGTAAAGTTTTGCATACTACTCACCTCCTAATATGTCGGGCAGCTCCTTACCATATTCGTTCCAATCAAGCCCGTAGGTTTCTAATATTTCCTTGAAATCTTCTATGTCATGAGGTCTCAGTTTTAAACCTCGGTCACCCATCGTAATATGCCGTAGTTCATGGAGCATCAGAACCTTTAACTGGTTATCATTAAGCATTCCGGTATTCTGCTCATAAAATGTTATTATGAAATCAAAAGGTAGGAATGCTCTGAAGACTTCCTGCACCTTCCGACAATCAGCAAATGCTATCTTCTCACCTGACTTACGTTCCGGACTAATCACATAACCGATCTTGACATTCCACTCTTTGATGAATGAAAATTCCGGATATCTGTTTATTATTTTATTTGCAAGTAACCAAAGTTGCTTACTTGGCTCTGCCTCTCTAATTCCCATTTGTCTCTTAAGATTACGAATAAGTACGATTTTATCCTTCTCATTCTGTTCATCCCAAATTTGGTACAGTTGATTATAAGCAGCACAGGTGATTTCACATTCTTTGTTTTTATGACACTTTATACATACTTCGTTGAACTGCATGCATCCCACCTCTCAATCGTGTTTGTTTTGGGTATAAGAAAAGGAACAGTACTGAACTGTTCCCAATGTTATGTTTAATATTATATACGATTGTTTATTTTGTACTATTTTAGGTGTACCTCCAAAGCTATAGTTCAGCCTTGGGAGCAGTTGAGTATTATCGGCTCAACCCGATTACGATAGTGATTTTTATCTTAGCTATTCTAAGACTCAGCCTCATAATCTACACCCTCCTTATTCACTTATTTATAATGCATTAGTAGTATTACCCGAAAAATGCTTATTATGCAAAAATAGAAAAGCACCCCGAAGGATGCTTATTTCTTTTTTCTTTCAATAATGTCGACAATAAAGTGTGCTAAAATACCTATGGCTATTAATGCGAACCATCCATTTAATATAATATCAAATCTATATGTAGAGTATTGTTCAATTTTTAAGAATGGAATAACGACAGTTGGCACTAAGGCTAAAATCATAGCTATTATAAAAAATTTTTCTCCGCGTCGAAAACCTTTAATTGTTTCAACATATGCATTGGATACGCTTTTCGATATTTCACCCGCTCCTGTTACATCATTTAGTATCTTAATTTCCGCTTCTTCCCCCACGCTATCAACAGAAATTTTCCTCTTGTTCTTATCTGGTTTCATGTATTACCTTTTTTTTGTAATCTAATTTATCAATAATGAACGATATTAATGCTATTGATAAGAAGAATATAAATGATACACTAACTTCAACCGGTATGGGGATAATAGAAGTCGCGCTCATAAGTACTATCAAAAGTATAGCTGCTATAATCACAAAAATAATAACTGAATAATATTTAAGAATGATTTCGGCTTTTGACATTGTACTCACCTCTCTCTTAGTTTCAATTTCTGTAACAAATAGACTATCATTTGAAGGAGCTCTTTTGAGAATGTAATAACTACCATTACATATACTTACAACATTATATGAATCTCCCGTTCTATTTAATGCTGCAGTAATTTCGTTTAAAGAGACATTGCATGCCGCTTGAATAAAGGGTTTTGTCTCATCACTCAAAGAAAAGTCTTTTGTATATTGAAAAATTGGGTTAGTTGCTTTTTGGGATAAATTATTTGTAAAAATTAACGTTTCCATATACACCAACCTTTACAGTACGCTACTGCATGTTTTAATATTATCATATGTAATTATTTTGAAATTGGTTAGATACTCGAAAATATTGCTATACTTACATGATTTATCAATAAATGTATCCATATCTGCGAGTACACAATATTTTTCTTTCACTATTCTTATATCGCCATTATTAAGCTGCATTTCGCGATTTGTTGCTGCTGAAAAATTAAAATTTGTTGCATAATCGCCTCTGGCGACTGAAAAACCTACCCTAACATCACCAATTACATTAGAAAAATATTTAGCACTTGTTTTATGTATATCAAAACTTTTGGCAATTACCCCGTTGGCTATATCCAGGCTTTCGTAATCTTTTCCATGAAAAGTTCTAAACCCAACTCTTTGAATATTATCTAAAAATGAATACTCTCTAAATTCCTTAAGCGTATCTTCAGCGATTTTACAAAATCCATCAATTGTTCCTGTTGCACTAGAATCAATTGCAAGACGATCTGGAGCTAGAATACAGTTATATGCACCAATCGGATTATTCATGATAAATGCTTTATTATTAAAATCAAAATTTGAGCTACCATATAATCTTCTTAAATTGTTTGATATATTGTTTAGTTCGCCCATAACCTTATCTGTTTCCACCATTTGTGAAAATCTTATCTCCAAAAATGCTTGCCTTAATTCAAATCCCATTTTATCCACCTCGTAACATCCTACTTTGTATTAAATAATTATATACCATAAATATACAATTGTAAACATATAAAAGGCACCCAGCCAGAGGATAATCTGTAACCGAATGCCTTTTCCGTGGTTGAATATGTATGATAGTACCTTTGGGAGAACGAAATCATTACCAAGCGATAACCTTACATAATATTATTATAACTTACTGTTTTGTGTTTTGTGTGTTATTTAACTTTTTTATGATAGAATCAATATATGAATATTTCTTAATCCTTCTACTATATCTTATTTCAATATAGCCATATAAAAGTAAATATATAATACAAGCGTCTCCAATAATTAATGCTAATAATTTACCTGCATCAAGAGGTATTTTAATATTACTATTTGAAAACATAGTGTTAATGGTTACAATTAATAACGAAAAAATACTTATAAAAAAAGGAGCTGCTGTTTTCAATTCATAATTTCTTTTCGACTCATCTAAATCTTGAGTAATCAATATTTCCAAGATCGCCTTTTCATCTTTAGTACACCCGTTAATTTCACTCTTTATCGCTTTGTATTGGGCTTCATATGTAACAAAACTATTGTATTTATTTTTTCTTTTCTTGGTGTTTTCATCAGGAATATAATTACTCGCCATTAAATAAAGGTTTTTTTTGATCTGCTCAATCTTGTCTGTATCTTTAGATTTTTTGGATACGTGCATAATACCCTCCTCAATTTGTTACCATAATTATACATCCACTGCCATAATTCTGCAATATAAAAAGGCACCCAGCGTAAACCGAATGCCTTTTCTTGGGATACGTATGAGGGTATCCCTCGGGGGAGTGAGGGAAGGAACCGGCAGGAGTCGAACCTGCATCCACTGTACCTGTTATGCGCGCGCCAGTGCTCTGCCTATTGAGCTACAATTCCATAATAAAAGGCACCAGTCTCCTGATGCCCTTAATAATTTTGTTATTAATTATTGTCTTACTCTTATATATATCCTGCCGATTTCTTTACCTTCGCCATCAGTTGCAGTAATATAGGTAAGTCCTTCGCTTACCGCTGTGACTTTGCCTTTATTGGTAACTGTAGCTATCGCAGGATTATACGATGTCCACGTTACATTTGCTGTATTTGCTGCATCATCAATAGTTAATCTGCAGGTTTCCCCTACCAATAAATCAACAGCCAGTTGTAAATCCAGATCTACTACTAACACTTTAATTGTTTCAGTGTAATCCCCATCTTTACTGGTACACGTGATTACTGTATCCCCTGGTTTCAATGCTTTTACTAGACCATTCTCGTCAACGGTTGCTATCACTGTATCTGATGAGGTCCATGTCATATCAGAATTTTTGCCCATATCATCAGCCACACTCAGCTGCTTTTGTTCCTTTACTTCAAGAACTAGCTTTAATACATTAGCCGGCGCTATTGGAGTTGCAGATGCTTCATTAGAATTTGCACTTTCTCCACCTGAGTTTACTGCTGATACAACATAGTAATAAGTTTTACCATTCGTTAACCCAGTATCGATAAATTTGATAGCTGATCCTGTTACGGATGATACTGTAGTATACGGGCCACCTGCTATCTCAGAACGCTTTATATTATAGTTTCCTGCACCATCTACCGCATCCCAGGTAAGAGAAATTTGCTTAACACCTGCTAAAGCGGATAAGTTGGCAGGAGCTGGCAAATCGAATGTTGCTATAGCATAAGATTCGACGCTACTAATACCATTATGACCCCCTAAGGCGTATATACAGCCATTCACTACTTCAGTCTGCAATATGGCTCTTACCACAGACATAGATGCAAGTGTAGTCCATGTATCCGAAACAGGATCATAAACTTCTGTTTGATTTAGATATGTAGTACCACTCTGTCCGCCAATCGCATATATCTTTCCATCTACTACTTCGGTCTGAAAAGAACTTCTTGCCATAGACATAGGCTTAAGAGTAGTCCATGTATTCGTAGAGGGATCATAAACATCTGTTTGATTTAGATATGTACTATGATACTGTCCACCAATCGCATAGATTTTACCATTAATGACTTCAGTTTGTAATCCACGTTTTGCCATAGACATAGGCTCAAGAGTAGCCCATGTATCTGTAACAGGGTCATAAACTTCAGTCTGATTTAGATAAGCAGTATCACCCTGTCCACCAATTGCATATATCTATCCATCTACTACTTCAGTCTGAAAAACACTTCTTGCCATAGACATAGGCTTAAGAGTAGTCCATGTATTCGTAGAGGGATCATAAACTTCTGTTTTATTTAGTATAGTACTAGAAGCTCGTCCACCTATTGCATATATTTTACCATCTATTACTTCTGTTTGTAAATAACCTCTTCCTGTAGGCATGGAAGCAAGTGTCGTCCATGTATTCGCTGTTGGATCATATGATGCAACTTGTCGAAGGACGGCAGCACCCTCACCTAATCCACCAATCGCATAGATTTTACCATCTATTACTTCAGTTTGAAATGCAATCCTTGCCACAGGCATAGATGCAAGTGTAGTCCATGTATCCGTAACAGGATCATAAACTTCTGTCTGATCTAGATAAGTAGTATTACCCTGTCCACCAATTGCATAAATTTTTCCATCTATTACTTCGGTCTGAAAATTGCTTTTTCCAGTAGGCATATCTATCCTTCCTTCCCAGATAGCCATATCCTGCTGCTCATTTGCTGCAAGACATACCGAAGGTACTGCAGTTAGTACTAACAGTATAAAAAAAGCAAATCCCACTAATTTTTTCAATTTCATCTTTTGTAATCCTCCTAGTTATTTTGTACTATAATAATACATTTTAACCAAAATATGTTATATAGTAATTATTTACTATTTTAACCAAAAATTTCTGTTCTTATTGTTATAATTAGCTACCGAAATTTTATACCCTGTAGCCTCTAAAATAATACCCATAACCATTATATCAGTCGAACATTTGTTTGTCAAAATTTTTAATAATTAGTTCTTTATAACGCTCACTACCTGACTTCGAGACAAGATTGTGCTGCCGGTCAGTTTCGACTATTGTATATCCAGAATATAACTGGCGGACGAACTCACAATCATTGTATGACAATACAAATCGACCTTTGATACCAGCAAGACAGTCCTTTAATCGTCTATGATCTACATCAGAAAAACCAACGCCATAATATTGTTCTGCTTGATAATAAGGAGGGTCCAAATAGAATAAAGCTTTATCCCTATCATATGTTTTGATAAGCCCTTCAAAGTCCTTGTCCTCGATAACCGTAGATTTCAGTCTATCTTTTATGATTCCTAGGACCTCTATACTATTATCAAGATTTTTACCTCTTACTGCAAAGGACCGCAAATCTGTCCCAAAGCTATTCTTGATCAGGATGAAGTACCTTGCAGCTCTTTGAATATCTGTAAGACCCCTGGTACTAATTTGATCCTTACAATCGAAAAACTGTTCCCGGGATACGAACTGCCATTCCAGCTCTTTCTGTAGGGCTTCGACATGATATTTTACACACCGATAAAGATTGATTAGTTCTCCATTAACATCATTGAAGACCTCCATTGGTGCGTGCTTATCCTTTGCGAACAAAACCCATCCGGCTCCTCCAAATACTTCAATGTACCTATCGTATTCACCAGCATCAGGGAATTGTTCTATTACTTTGTTTCTCAGCAGCTTCTTGCCGCCAATCCATGAAATAAAACTGTTTATAATATCACCTTCCATAAATTATTGGGTATTATTTTAGGCGATAAAAAACCGCCTAGGTTCTGAATCCTAAACGGTTTCTTGATTTGTTTGATTTATTATAACTTTCGATATACTTTCACAATAATATTATACTACAAAAAACTGTGCATTGTGTGCAAAATTATCATATCTTCTTTTTAATAATTTCCGGATCAATATGTTCTTCTATCCCTCGTTTCTTTTTTAAATCTATGCGGTATAATTCTTCTATATCCTGAGGTATATATTCCAACATGATAATTATCGATTTATTATATTTACAACAAGATAATTTTTTGTTTTTATCCACTTTGAAAAAGCAAATAAAATCCTTCTCTTCAATAACATCATCAATATTATAGACGTCAGTAGGCGTTGAATTACTAAAATAAGGTTTTACTTTGCCATATTTTTTGTACTCCTTAACAAAATAAAAATACTTGAGGCAAAAATAATAACAACTTAAATAGCAAATCAAAAGACCTCCAAATATATAATCACTATATTGGTATATTGTAATTGGAAGGTATAAATATATAATCATAATAAAATGAGGCAAAAGGAAGATCAAATAATTTTTAAACCTGTGAGAAATAAAGCATTTATTAATATTAACTATCAAATTTCTATTTTTCTTATTCAGCAAAGGAAAGAATTGACCTATGAGCAAAAAGATACCAAATTGAATCCTGAAATTTAAATTATACGCACTAAAATCCTCACCAATAACAAATGAACTAATAATAACATCAGCAATAGATATTATTAGAATACCTAGCACTTCGCGTACGTAAAAATATGCTATATAAGCTGGTAGCACCGACCTCTTTATAATATAATTATTATCTTTTCCTTTTGATCGCATTAATTTACTTATGATCATTAAAATAAATGTGGCTATTAATTGAGCAATTACAGCAATAGATATAGCTACTAATATCGACGTCCTATCCAATTTACTTAACTTCCTCCTTAAGTAACAATCCTTTTGATATAAAAGACTGAGCCTCTAATTTCAAAACTTTTGTAACATCCCCAGTGAGTACAAAAAGATCACCTTTTTCACCATCAAAATTATAAATCCTATATAAGTAATAAATATCCGCATAATGGTTAGAGTGCTCTATTTCTTTAGATGTTAAATAAAATGGTACATTAATACCTCCTGTGGTAGTTTTCACTTCGATATGTAGTTCCTGATCATCTTTACATGCTTTTATATCATATCCTTCTCTATCATTCTTAGTAACCGCTACATGCTCAACCTCATAACCATCCTTTATAAGTTGATTTAAAACCATATATTCTCCAGCTAGCCCAAGTCGTCTATGCTTTTTTGAATTTTCTTCATAATCAGTTTGCCTTCCATTAGATCCAGTGGTAATGCTTGCTCGGGTAAATCCGGATTCGTTATATATATCAGGTAAGACAGATTGAGCATTTATATGAGTATCTTTACCCATATTAGTAATTATTTTATCAATCTTAGCTCCCATACTGTCTGGTTTATCTATCTCATTTATACTTCTGGTACGGAATAAAAAGTTATTGGTATCAATATAATCTCCGATCAGATTACCTTTTAATTCACGAAAAAGCGTAATCATAATTTGTAGATCTCTTACTAGTTCATCTTCTGCAGGAAGATTATTTGCATTATAATACTTTCCAAAGATATGACCTCTTTCATAACCCTTAGGCAAATCTGTTTTAAACCCTTCTGCCTTCAGATTAATTGGATCTTTTGAAAAGTGGCCTAAACAGGACTTCAATATTACTCGCCAATAATCAGCGATTTGAGCTATTCTTTTGTAGCCTTCTTTTCGGCCAAAGGTATCTTTATAATAAGTCCATCCCTGACCTAAGGAGATATATACACCGCTCATATCAGCAGTAAATAAATAAACTATATAATATCCTTTTCTCGCTGATACGCTAATATCTTTATCAAAAATACATATCCACGGAACCGCTGCCCAATTACCCTTGCCAGCAGATCCTTCAACAATATATTGCTTCGGGTCAACAATTCCTGAGTTAATAAAATCCTGCTTACATTCACTTTCCAAATACCTAACCATACTATTGTTTTTAAAGTCTAACCCTTTGTTGCTTATGTACTGATTTGATATATTAGATAAAACTTGTCTGATCATATAGTACCTCCAAGCGAATTTGGTACTATTATACAGCTTATTTCTACAAATTTCCATTATTTTATTTATAAGCCAGCATTTTCTAAATTGGAAATATATTTTGATATTCTTCTTGATATTACACTCCTATCTAAGTTTAGTTTCTCACCAATGATAATTTGAGACATCCCATCGACATATCTGTAAACGAATATTTGCCTAAGCTCAGAGTCTTTAATGCTCTGAATGAACTGCTCAATCCTTATGATTTCTTTCCTTGCCTGATCAAGCCTTTCTTGATATACAGCAATTAATTTGTCTCTATCTGCAACCTGTCTGGGATCATCTACCCAAATTCCCATATGAAATTCAATATATGGGAAGAATTTTGTTGATCCTCTTACAGTACTATGAGCTGTATCTATTGTTTTATCATATAATCTATCTATACGATTTTGAAGGTCGTTAGCCTCCATAGCTAATTTTCTATATTGCATTAATTCTTTATCTGTCAACCTATCACCTCACTTTCACGTATCTCATTAATAAACTAATTGCAGAAAACACATGTACATATTTCAAAAAAGTGCATAATATTTACATTCTATAGATGTAGTATGCTATACTCCTCATAAAGGAGGTGCCATTATGTCTAATCATGACTATTGCCAGTGTGAAAACTCATCAAGCGTCTATTCTGAGACTAATGATTGGGGTTACTGGAATGTGTGTAGCGATTGTAACAAAGCAATTGAAGATTCGTATACATATTTTACTGAAGATCAATCAGATGATTTATAATTCATCCACAGCACTTCGATCCTGGGAAGACAATTCTAAGCTCTGGACCGAGTGCTTATTTTGGTCATAGAGCTATCGCTCCTTGCTCTATGAATACTGTATAAGTGTTTTCATATTCCCTCTTAAAGCAAAAGTTATCGCACCACCCCATTAATCATACTAGGAGTATCAATTTAAGGAGGTATGACTCAATGGTGGCGTTAAATTCAATTGCGGTATTAGTCTTTCTACTGGCTTTTGGTTATGTGATTCTGCAGATTATCCTATCAATCATTAACCATGACTAAACTGATACATCGGGGTGGGCAGGGATTAATCCCTGCTCTATTCCTTTGTTTGGTTCCGGTATCCCGTAATGTGGCCTCTCTCGGAACACTAGCGGCACTCGACTCGGCTCATTCTCCAACTTTCCATAGAACCTCTGATTAACGAGCTTCTGTTCTGATGCTCTCTTACTGTATGGTTTGTTTACGCTTCTCTTTGGCATATGTACTATTTACCTCCTTCATCCAGCATCGGGTATGTACAAAGTTAAACCCACGACTGGTTTTAGCTGCATGAAATTCTTGACTATCCGCTTCTGGTTCGGTGATATGTTCCAGACAGATCCTACAAGTGGAATGTTCTGCCTTCTCAATTAGCTTCTTGTCATAATCCATTATTCATCATCCCTTCTCGAGGTTGATATGAAGGGATCTTCGGGTTCCGAATACTCGATCACACTCTTTGTCTGCTTCTTGCCGTTCACTATTTGATCTATACGCTTCTGCCTTACCATGTACCCGTTCTTTGCTAAGATGGATATTACTTGAAGCCGGTCATTAACTCCCTTTACCTCAATCATTCCCGCCACCTTAATTCCTCCTTCTCATAATTTCCAGATCTATACTCTCGGCCAATCCAATCATCAGTTCACGACACAGCTGACAGTCATATTTTTTATCCATATTTCTGACTTCACACATCATGGCTTCAGGGTCGTATACTGTATCAGGATTGATCCATTTTTTATAAAATACGTTGTATGCCTCGTTCATTAACTGTCTTACTTCGGTTGGGGATGGTATTTTTATCACTATATCTGCCATTTGTAACACCTCTTCTCCTATTTGTACACCAATTTTTTAAATGTAACACTGTAGGTGATACGCTAAAACCCTTGATTTTACTGGCTTTCTTGATGCTGTAACACCTGTAACACCATTTTGGGGGGTATCTTACACGAGTAAAAATTATTTATGAGAATCCACTTTTTTTATTTTTTATATAAGAGCCTATATTTTTAGGTGTTACACGTGTTACGGTGTTACATTTAATTAAATGGAAGCTCACCTTGCAGTTCCTCTGGAACCTTCATAAACTCCTCCGGTATCTCCAATTGCTTATTCTCTGGACCTATTTCAGTGGGAAGTTTCAAGTATACGCACCTGCTTACAGAGCCGTTAATTCGCTTTGTCTTAGTGTTTTTCCCCGATTGGGTATCTATTAAACCCTGTCTTGTCGCCCATGCAAGAAATGATTTACTGGAGAAGTTTCCGCGCTCACAGATCTTATTAAATGCATTATTGATGATGAGTAAATAACCTGCTTCGATAACTCCCCATACTTCTCCTCGGTATTCACCTGTCATTGGATCAGGCTTAAATTTATTCATATTAATTGCTGCTTCGGACATGATAAACTCATAGGCCCTTTCATTCTCACTAACTTCGCCTTTGTTTTTAAGTAGATCAACACATGTATTAAAATCTATATATATTTCATCATCGAAAATGTAATCAGTAGCGATCTTATCTGCAGTTAGCAATATTGACATTGGCAGGGTCTGCTTCTCTTCCTTTTCAACTCCAAGTTCAGCAGCTCGATTATTAATCTTACTGAGAAAATCTTGTTGTATTTGTCTGATCTGCTCCATGCCGATTTGTCCGATAATGTTAATAAACATCCTACCGGCAAAGCCGTAATTCATTTTTATAGCCTCGACTACTTGATTTCCGTTTTCGAATATGTAACCATCATCCATACGAACATCAATAATTCGATTGATAGCACCACCCTGCATTGTTTCAGTGACGAGGGAGTGCTCACCATTAGTCAGTATTACATTTCTCCATGTGGTAGGCTTATTTAACCCCAGTGTGACATTAGCACGGTCCTTGCCCTTACCAGAGCAAAGCATATATACCAATTCAGAAAAGTCTCCATCATACCGGTTTTTAAGTTGTGCCATATCATCGATAAGCATAGGCAAGTTATTAAGGAAGTCCATCCTTAGTTCCAATGCTGTCATCGTTGACTTTGGATCCGTTACATAATCATTTCCCCATGGATTAGCCCATATCGAAGCAGCAAGCATGATTGCGACCGTCTTACCTTTACCTGCATCACCCCAAAGATTTAAGACGAATGGTAATGCATTTAACGGTTCCACTAGAACGCTTGCCAGTGCTCCGGCTATGTAAATCTTAGGCTCAAATCTATCGGTTTTTCTTATCTGCTTAGCGATTGACATCCACACATCATAAGATCCTTGCTCATGAATACTTTCATAAGTATCCTTAAATCGAGTTTCATTATCAAAGATAATACCCTTCCCATAAGGCATGAATTCCTTTTCAATCCATCCTAATTTACCCGTTGATACCTGGACCTCAATCCTTTCCATGTTGTAGTTTTCAATATCCGATAAGTAGCGAACTAAATTCTTTGCACTTTCAGAAGTGACTGATATACCATAGTCAGCTAGTCCTACAATCCTGTTTGCAGAAGCAATCATACCTTTATCGATGATGATATCTTTCCACCTGTTACCTTTTTTATAAGCTAACTTTATCTTTTCTCTACCCGTTTCAGCATTAATTAATCGCTGCACGGGTAAGATCGGGTGATAGCATGCAAGAATTTCACCACCAAACGGTCCAAAGGTTCGTATACCGTTATTATTAGCAATCCAGTTACCACATCGCATTTCGCCATACTCAGAATCAAATTCGGTTGATCGATCAAGCGTTCCTTGCTGAACGGATACTTCAAGCTTCTGTTCCTTTTCAAATTTCTTCTTGGCTTTTGTGTAAGCCTTTACAAGCGTCTCAAATTTTCCCTTTACTCCAAGTTCATGTGCCCGATCCATTAAAGATAAAAGCAGTCTAGCTTTAAAGACTTCATCCTGTTCTTCCATAACTTCGCACAAAACTTCCTCAGACAGAATGCTGTCGGATGTTAAATTATTAAGTGGTTGCAGTGTTTTCACCTCTCTTCTGTCATACATTCTAAGTGGTATAATTCGAGCTGCAATCCATTTTGAGATTCGCACCATATATCTGAGAATGGCTCATATAATGCGATAAGCTCGCGATATGCTGTGATATACATATGTATCCGGTGAAGTTCTTTATTCTCCGCCTCAGCTTCGGCAATTCTCCGAATACGTTCTCTGAGTGCTGATTTTGCCTTACGTTGAGAAGTAAACGACTGCTTTTCCGTGCCGCCAAGCAACTCAAAGGCTGTCCAGAAATCACAATTGCAAAGCATCATGGTTGCATCGAATATGTCATAGCTCTTACCGCATACGAAGCAGTGGCAACCATTCCGAAAAACTTTCATGTTATAATCCTTACCATCATGACAGAATCCCTTGCATCTGCCCCATTTGACTTTAATCCCGTACCGGTAAAGAACTTCTGACATTGAGACGGTTGCCCTCAAGTATTCTTTACGTTCTTTGATTTCCTCTTCAGTCAATATGTTCACCACCTAAAATTTCTATGATGCGTTTGCCGGTATGGAGCTTATCGCAGAACATGAACTTGCATCCATATTTCCGTTCCTGGGTACGCATCACTTGAGCCAGTGTTTCTCCACTCATGGCCTTAGATCTTGTAATCTTCCAATACCCTGGCACCCAATATTCTTCTCCTTTTTTATTGGTACAGAGTTCGTCCTCAATCCACTCTTTCTTTTCTCTCAATCGTGGGTTTACCCACTTGCTTGCAACATCATCTATGGATTTAAATTGATTACTATGCTCGATCAAGATAATTAACTTTATTCCATTCTCCTGAGCTCTTATCAGTTCGTTCCGGAACCGATCGTGATTCTGACATACATTGGCACAAATCTCAGATAGATTCTGCTTCCTGTCAATTATCAGCCGTGGGTTGTCCAGGGACATATAGTCCCCGGCCCACAGTTTACTTATGTAGCTCTTAACACCTTGGCGATCAAACTCAGCGACAATTTTGGTGATTGCCCTGGCTTTTTCCCTGCTATCGATCTGTATCGTTAATCCCATAAGCATTCACCTAATTAAAGGGAAGTTCTTCATCTATACCGTCCGGAATATTCATGAAGCCGTCTCCGATGGAAGAAGGCGTATAATGAGGTTCATACTCAGTTTGTCCACCACCGGATGATTTACTCTCTACGAATTCCACATTCTCCACAACTACATCAGTGGTATAGACCTTCTGTCCATCTTTATTGGTATATGATCCTGTCTGGATCCTGCCATCTGCACCAAGCTTCATTCCCTGTTTGAAATACTTCTCGATGAATTCAGCTGTCTTACCGAAGGCCACGCAGCTGATAAAATCTGCTGTCTGAGTCTCTCCTTGCTTCTTAAATCTCCTGTCGCAAGCAAGAGTAAATTTAGCAACCGATGATCCTCCCTCGGTATATCTGACCTCCGGATCTCTTGTAAGTCTTCCGACTAAATTAACGCTATTCATATAATGCCTCCTTAGAAAATTCTATTGATAACTTCAAACAAATAAGAGTTATCAGGCTGCCAATTAGGTTCATCCTTCTGCTTTTTTTCCATAAGCTCGATAGCGGTATTAAAATACGCACTGTCCACACCTACTAACTGGTCTTTTAAGACTTCAACATTATGCAAGTCTAATTCACTAACTTGTAAAGCCATTTTCAAATACTGCCCTGCATTGATCGTGTATCCTCTTTGTAGAAACTTCCTTGCGCGGATAATCGAACTTAAAGGATACTTACTGCCTATATAGTAAAGTTCCTTGTTGATGATACATTCAAGTGCCTTCTGAGGTAGCAATAATTCGTTATCCCATGAGCTCCACGAACAAGTACAATGCGAAAAGTCATAGTTAGTATGAATTTCGTTCACATCACCCCAGAAACGAATTACTATCTGAATTTTATCTAAAAGGGTAATTGCATTGCTGGTAAGGTAAACAGGTCTGTAATGAGGTTTTTCTTCTTTACTATCGGCTTCAAGTATAACCTCTTGTGTCTCTTCGGTTCCGCTTGGCTCTTCACCTGCAACGCCTTTGCTCTGAATGAAAATTTTGATGCGTCCATTTTCATCCTTGATGACAGCTTCTGATTTATGTACCGCATTGAACTGGTTAACGTAATAATTCGCTACGGATAAAACAGCTTCTTTTGACTTAAAGTAAACATCGTAATCATTTACCTCAGTTCCTGTAAGAAGGGATACTAATGCACCACCGGAAATGATGGTGTTATTCCGGACAATCTTCTGAACTTCCTTATCGGAAATACTGTCAACCCACTTTTCAAACTTAGTATTCAGTGACTTCTTAATATTTTTACTATTCATGACTATACCTCCTTAGATTTAGTCTTACTTAATGCGCTCATTACCTTGACGTATAACTCCTCGGTGCACTCATCTATCTTATTAAATCCATATCGCTTACAAATAGCCGCTTCCTGTACTCCAGTTCGTACAAGTTCGTTGCGGATTGTTTTGATTTTTACATCACTAATTACCAACTGGGCAACTTCTGCCATATGCTCCGGAGTTGGTACCGGAGGCGGAGCAGCTACAGGTGTCTTTGTTTCAGGTGTGGGTGGCGGTGTCTGCTTTGGCTTATCTGCCTTAACAGGAGGCTTCTTTGGTGCAGGCTCTAATCCATTGTCAAGCCAGGTCTTCAGTTTCTGTCCCAACTCGATGTTAATTACGTCACCATAATTATCAAGGAAGGTAACGTCCTTAGAAGCTGTTGCGACGTGGTTCCTGGCAATATCCAGAACTATATCAAATTCATATTCAGTATCGTCTCTTTGCACCGGAGCAAGTCCCACCTTAACCGGCTTCTGTTTACCGCGATCATCCATTTCCATGACATAATCCATCTTGGACCGCATTGTAACGATGGTGTGGCAATCAACTGCTAAGATTGTATTAACGAGGTTGTTTTGGAGTTTTCCGGCTTCATTCCATGCCGTGTAGCTTGTCTGCCCTTGTCTTGATGCTATCTTATCCTTGGCATCCAGAATACCGCCTTCGTTATTCCAGGCATGAGAGAAGCTATCTACGATAACTACACCATCCGGCCCAACAATATCAGCTGCTTCCTTAACCAGTGCTTTGTATCTCTCTGCCGAATATGGAGGATTCATCGGGCAGTAAAGAAATTCCTCTGTATGTAAATCAGTGCGGTTTGCATATAACCTGGCTCTTTCATGCTCCGTGTCGATCAGGGCGATCTTACTCCAATCACCGGTCATGCCGTAAGCGATATACAAACCTCCGAGAGTCTTACCGGATCCGCTTACTCCGGTAAGTGCAAGTCTTAATTTACTTTTTAGTCGTTCGACTTTTTGAAAGTTACTACCCATTAAGCATCCTTCCTTTCCCATACTAATCCGATACTATTCAGATACATAGCCACCTGCTCCAACTCTTCCGGAGTACCTTCTACAATAAAGGTTGTCCGAATTTCTCCATTATCAGCATCAAACGGAGCTTCCAGATCATCCACCGGCTCGGGTGCTTTCACTGCCATCAATCTCTGCTCGGTTGCAATTCGCTCCTCTTCACGGATACGTTCTTCCTCTGCAGCTGCTTTTGCCTGTTCTTCTTGGCGAATTTGTTCTTCTGCATCAGCAGCCTTCCGACGCTCTTCCTCTTTGATCCGCTCCTCTTCTTCGGCGGCTTTTTTTCGTTCTTCCTCGCGAATACGCTCTTCCTCACGGATCTTCTTGCGTTCCTCAGCTCTAATTCGCCCACGCTCACGTTCGAGTTCGGCTTCTTTTTCCTTGTGAAGACGCTCCTCCTGCTGAGCCAATATCCTTTTCTTATACTCTTCAAAGCTGTTAATTGTTGCAATCGCTCTGGTCATATTCAGATCTTCCCAATAGCCATTAAGAGCTTCAGAAGTCTTATCTGATACCATAGAGCTGATTACACTGACTTCCTGGCGAACTTTATCTATTTTTACAGCCATGTCTTCTTTAATAGACTTTTTGCTTGTAGCTGTGTTCTCCCACTTACTGTCATAAATCTTCTCGAGAGGAAGGCTATCCACCAGATCACCGATAAGCTCTGAATAAAATTTCTTTATCTCTTCGATTTTAGCCAGACGCTGCTTCTCTTCATACTCCTTAACTTGATTGTCAATAATCCTGATAGGCTCCTGGATGATCTCAGCCAGAGCATTAGCTTGTATATTAAATTCCTCGTATGGCTTAAGACAGATATTTCTAACCTCGGACTTCTTATCAGTGATTGCCTTTTGCATCTTGCGAAGGGTAGCAACATCTTTCTTTCGCTCCGGTTTGTTATCCTCGGTAACTTCCAATTCCTTATAAAGCTGCATCTGCTCCGATAGAGTAGATTTTATCTCTGTAAAATTTGTTGATATCAGGCTTGGCTTTATATCAACTACAATCTGTAATTCATTCATTGTAAATCCTCCTATTCCTCACATTCGATACATACTTCGCTTCCATATCTCGAAAACTTGATCTTGTCTGCTCTTCTCTCTTCACTGGCAACCTTGGCGGTAAAATCAACGTTTACCTTAAGATCCGGAGAGAACTGAGCTAATTCCTGTATCCACTCATATACTGTCATAGGCCGTTCTCCATCACCATGTCATTTACAGCTAGAGCGCAGCTCTTGCAAATCTTTGTTTTCTTCACAGGATACAAATCAAAAAGCTCACCGGTACGTTCGCAGATTGCACAGTACTCACCATGCTTCTCGATACAGATTTCACCGTTCTCGACATAGATATCAAGCGTCTGATCATCTGCCCATTTGTTAGTCCGACGGATCTCCTTAGGGATGCAATACCTCCCTAGCTCGTCAATATTTCTACCTTTGCCTTTTCTTAGATGGAGTACCCTGTTTTCTACATACAGTTCCAACGGTTCGAGAGAGCCTACACCGATTGATCTACGATATTCGATTGGGAGTGTGATGCGTCCCAGATGATCTAATTTTCTAACAATTCCTTTTGCCATAAAATATTTGACCTCCTTCAAAATTGGTGATACAATCACCTTAGATTATTTTGTTATGCGCTCATTTTGGTCCTGCCAGACCGGATGAGCTTTTTTCTTACGCTGATACAATGCGGACATACATATCCGCTGCTTGGAATCTCCTGCCTCACACTGATATTCCAGATCCTGCGGCAGGTGATACATTTCTTAATCCTTGCCATCAGAACTCAGCTCCTTCCCATCGATACAGCAATTCATCTGATCAGCTATTACTTCTGCTGCTTCTCTGTTTTCGGTCCATCCTCCTGCGTACTCCCTGTTACCAGAATGGTCGATTTCATTTATGTCTCGTAAACGGTAGACTGCATACATCTTGTCTCCACCTATGTAATTTAAGGTTACCTTCCATTTACCGTAGTTCATCCTATCTCTCCTCCCTGTTCTGCTTAATTGCTGAAATAACAGCTCCAACTATTACAGCTCCAAATACTGCTCCGCATCGAATTAGCGCTTGCCAGACAGTGATCAAATCAAACTCGAGTGAGCCTGCTGTCCCGTAGATATAGAGAAATGCTAAGATGCCGAGAATGAATTTAAGGAGTGTTTTGATATCTTCTTTCAAGGTGGATCTCCTCTCTACCTCTTAAGACATTTATGCTTTACATGATGAGTGACTTTTCTTCATCACTGAGTCTAATCGCAGCACATAGCCTTCTAAGTTCTCCCAGGGTAAATGTCTCAGGACGCTTCTTTTTATTCTGGAATGTACGCTTTGTACACATAAGCTTTACGGCAATCTGCTCTTCGCTCAAGCTGTACAATTCCATGTTTTTCGCTATGTACGCCCTTATAAGCCTATCCTTCTGCTTATCCTCAGTTTCTTTGAGCTTAGGCACTGAATATCACCTCCTTATCATGCTTTCCTGATTGACACTCATTTACAAATGTGCTAATATAATCATCGAACACTTGTTTGTTTTATGCTACCTTCTCACGTGCAAATAGGTAATCATAGTCATATTCAGGAAAAAAGACATTCTTGATTTTTGATGCTTCATCGAAGGTAAACCCTGACACTACCAATCCATTAAGCTTATCGCTTATAGTAGCCTGTCTGCATTCAAGAAGATTTGATATCTGAATTCCTGTGATACCTTTCAACTTCATCACCTTTAATAAGTTGCAATACATAGCAAATTCTCCTTTCATATAATTCGTATTTCCGTATTTCATAATTGAATTATATACCGACTTACGAATTAGGTCAACATAAAAATACTGACTTACGAATTATTACGTTATTCCGTATTTTTTTCTTTACAATATTTGTTTCTCGGTATATAATATAAAAAACAATTATAGTAGAGGGATAAACCATGGAAAAAGCTAAGATTCTTGAGAGGTTAATTAAAGAGCAGGGTTATAATTTAAAAGCATTTGCTGAAAAATGCGGCATACCTTATACAACACTCTATGGGATAATTAAAAACGGAGTTGGTAGAGCATCTATGGATAACATATTGATTATATGCAAATGCCTTGGAATCAAAGTAGAAGAGCTTGAAGAAATGGCAGCGGGTGCCCCAAAGGAAAATTATGAGCCTACATATGAAGACATTAAGATTTTGGTAGCGAGAAACGGAAAGCATCTCACACCAGAACAGAAGCAAGAAATAATAAAGACCCTGCTTTCAGATAACTAAACGGAGCTGATATTATTGGACTATAAAATGATCAATCAGAAAGTATTAGAAGTGTTTATAAAATACGATATAAAATCGTTTCCTGTAGATTGCAAGTACATAGTTAATAAACTCGGATATAATCTGTTTAAATATTCCGAATTATCAGAAGAAAAAAGAAATAGCTGCCTTATGGTGAGCGATGAATCGCTAATGTTACATAATAATATTTATTATAATGATGACATGGTAAATTCACGTATCAGATTCTCAATATCTCATGAAATAGGTCATATTATTCTTAATCACGGTGAGTATATGAATCCAATAAAGGAGGCAGAAGCAAATTGTTTTGCAAGCTGCTTACTAGCTCCACGAATGGCCATCCATTATGCAAAATGTAAAAATCAGAATGATGTAGTAAAGATATTTCACATTTCTCAGGAAGCTGCACAATATGCATTTGACGATTATCGACGTTGGTATCGGTGGATTGTAATACATAAGATGGCCGCCTTTGATAAGGCTATGTATCAGCATTTCTATAACGCCGATGCAAATTGCTTTGTATATAGTGTTAAGAAATGTGCCTATTGCGAATCAGAAATTTATAACTCTCCCGATATACTGTGTAAAGAATGCAAAACACCCACCCCATTCTATCTTCAGCATCCCCAGTATGATGACGATTTATTAGTTGCAGAAAATCACTGGCTCTATAGTGGATTATAGCACAGAAAAAAACCGCCCCTGTAGCAAGCAGGAGCGGCATTGCAATAAAATAATCAGGTGATTATAATACTGCCATAGACAAGCCTATTATAACACCTTTAACATAAATCAACAATATGTTGGGTGTATTTTTTATACCCAAATTTCAGAAAGGAACGTGATAATAATGGCAAAAGCTAAGAAATTGCCCAGCGGAAGCTGGAGGGCTCTGGTTTATAGCCATTCAGTAAATGAAATAGATGAGAATGGCAATATCGTATATGGGCAGGACGGTAAGCCTAAACAAAAGCGCATATATGAATCATTCACAAGCGACGACCCTTCCCTCAATGGTAGGAAGGAAGCAGAGTATGCAGCTGCTGAATTCGCCTTGAATAAGAAAAAAAAGAGCAAGCCTCGCAATATGACTCTCGCCGAAGCTATCGATGAGTATATCAGTAATTCTGATGCTATTCTATCACCGACCACTATACAGGGTTATAAGACAATAAAAAAGAATAGTTACAAGGATTTAATGAGCGTACCTCTCACAAGCCTATCAAACGAACTGCTCCAGAACGCAGTCAACATTGAGGCAAAAAGACCATCGAAAAAGAATAAGAAGAAGCCAAAGCCTGTTTCTCCTAAAACAATCAAGAATACATACGGTTTGATAACAGCAGTCATTAATAGATATCACCCGGATCTTGATTGCACAGTCAAGTTACCGGCTCCAGTTGAGCACATAAAGGAGCTTCCTTCTCCAGAAGTAATAATGTCTGTTGTAAAGGGAACCGAGATAGAACTTCCCGTTCTTCTTGCAATGTGGCTATCATTTTCCATGAGCGAGGTCAGAGGACTTAGAAGGTCATCCATTAGTAATGGATACATAACAATTAATGAGGTTGTCGTAGATGTTGACCGTAAAGCAATTCGTAAACAGCAAGCAAAAGTGCATACGCGTATCAGGAGGCACCAGATACCGGAATATATCCAGGAGCTGATCAATAAAACGGATCTAAGTCATGATGAATTGATACAATTAAGCGGGGATGCAATCTATAAAAGGTTCATGAGGCTATTAAAAAAGAATGGGATTCCTCATATGTCATTCCACGACCTAAGGCATCTCAATGCTTCTATAATGGCTCTGCTTCGCATACCTGACAAATACGCAATGGAACGCGGAGGATGGAAAACGGATAAGGTAATGAAGAAAGTCTACACCCATACGTTTTCTGATGAGCGTGAAAAGGTGGATGCGGTTATAGACAATTACTTTGAATCTGTAATAAAGTCAACCAATAATGATGTGGATATAAAGAAATACAAAGCATGGTTAATGCTGTATGACAAGACTGAAGGAGGCAAGTCCCTGGACGAATTTAAGTCATTCATGCAACACGAAATGCAACACGAAATGCAACACAAAGAAAAAAGACCCTTGAAAACTCAAGAGTCTTAGTGTCGAGGCGACGGGATTCGAACCCACGGCCTCTGCGTCCCGAACGCAGCGCTCTACCAAACTGAGCCACGCCTCGATCTTATTCATTGCAGTGCTTCTACAGAAGCACCGCATTAGTTATTATCTAATAAAAGTACTAAAAAGTCAACTGTTAATTTTACTTTTTTCAATAAATTATTATGATACAATTGCAGTCCAGTCAGACCGAAACTCCGGATTAATTCATAGCTTCCTGTCCTTCATAGGATAGGCTAATCCGTACCAAGCCCTCCTCCATCGGTTCTTTCATCCACAGACCAACTCGATATACGGTCTCTTCCTTCCTATTATGATTCCTAACAACAACCTTCTCTTCTTTATAATATAGCATAGTATCATCGTAAGACAGAAGCATTCTTCCCGACTTACCGATCAGAATGAGACTGCCTGCCTGCTTGAGCTGGGGCTTCACCACAGTGATAAAGCCTTCTTCAAAACAGATTGCTTCTGATGCCTTATAGTAATCCTCAAGAATAATGCTTTTTTCTTTATGATCAGAGATGATACTGCGGCGGTAGGACTGAAGCTCCGGTATCTGATAGAGCTGCGCTAGCTCCATTGTGATATATGAATAATCTGCCTCAGCTTTTACCTCAAGAACCTGACAATGGTATTCTCCTGCTCTCTGCTCCTGATTGGCTACCACTGCTACATTATGATAGTATGATCTGGTGTGAGGATAAGTATAACGCTTCTCTCCAAAATAATCCGCGGTATATGCTCCTGCACCGAGATCAGCCAGAAGCTGCTCGCCTGAAATCGCAAATAGAAAGCTTCCAACATCGTTATGATTATGTGATTCCATATTGTTTCCGCCTTTTACAGCGAAATAAAAAGGATTATTCCTCTGTATCAGCCATTGCTTATCGGCAAGATATATTGCAGTATTCTTTGGTGTCTCCGATAACAATTCTTCTTCTGTCCACCAGAGATCTCGACTGATATGCTGAAAACGATAGCAATGATCTGAATCAAAGGAGGGAACGGACGGACAAGCAGGTATTTCTATATTATATTCCTTCTTCAGATAGCATAATAAACCCGAAGGGATAGCTGCCTCCGCCATACTATCGGAAAACGGAACATATGTGTTGCTATTCATCTGCAGATATTGGGGGAACCCTGCAATTGCCTTCAGCTTTCCCGACAGTTCCTTCGGTATGGTATAACCAAGCTCCAGCTCCTGCCGCATTGCGGTATAATAGGTATAATATCCAAAGCCATAGGCCCAGTACCCGATGCCTTCTTCTGTGGCCCCATCCTCACCAAAGCCTTCCAGATAATAACGCATCGCTCGTTCCACCTTCGGTAAGAGTTTCTGCTGCTCTTCTTTCTCTGCCAGTAGAAGTGCTGCAATACCGATGGAACCCGCACATACTGCACTCCAATTGTTACTCAATGTCTCCCAACCCCATTCCTTCTCCAAAAAGGGCTTAAAGGTCCGTTCTTCTACCCTTCTGCGGATATGGGTCTGGATAAACGGATGGATTAGGTCATGATGCATGGTAATAATCTCACTTAAGGTTGCGGCAGTCTCTGCAGCAAAAAGATCAATCCGGGAGGCGACATCCTTATCAAAGCCTTCCTCATCAAAGGGCAGATGAGCGGCCAGGCACCAGGTAAATTCGTTGGAGACCGACCATAAGAGTTCATTCAGTTGAGCTACCTCCTGCTTATGGAAGGTTCCATTCGTATTCCACAGCAGATAAAGAGCCAATGCTGTCAGCCTTTTTCGCACTTCAAAATATGCTGCCTCTGATTCTTTTCTGCTGCCACTTTCCACAAACTGCCGATACCCTTCAAATAAGATTGGCGGAGTACTCTCATATCTTATTTTACTTACATACTCCTCTATTTGCTCCCTCAACTTCCTGGTAGCTTCCTTGTTCTCCCAGCCTGATATTCTCATCCTGTCCACACCTCACTATAATATAAAGAATGAATCGTCCTACAATCCAATTATACCCCAATGCCTTAAGCATATAAAGCATTGATTAAACCTCACTAAAATATAACTCAGTCAGCTCCGGTTCACCCATCATCGCTTCCACCAACAGATCCAGATGG